CGAAGATGTCGTAGATGATGTGGCAATCTTTAGTCCTTATGGTGAATTTGGAGACATTGTACATCCTAAATTGAGCGAGATATTGATGGATGCTGGCTGGTATTCAGAACCATACGATGCTGGAACTTTAATGGCTTTCAAGGAATGGTAATGGAAGATAAAACTTTTAAATTACCTTTAGAGTTTGGTGAAGAAACTGTCCAAGAAGATGGGCGATTTGTTTCTACTGCAATTATCGAAAAAGATAACCAAGACTTTTGGGCGATCTATCGTGTTCGTAAATCTGAGTTGAAGAAAGCTGGTATCTTCATTGTTAAAGAAGGCGATCAGTGGGTTTGCAAAAGATATCGAGATAACAATGAAAAGATCGAAGAATCTATGGCTATCTCTAGCGATGTCGAAATAAAAGCACCAGAAGGTTTAGATTATTACCCATACCAGAAAGCTGGTATTGAGTTTTTATCTAAGAAATCATCTGCATTAATAGCTGATGAAATGGGATTAGGTAAAACTATACAAGCAATTGGCTTAATGAATTCAATTGAGCTACCTAAAGTTCTTATAGTTGTACCAGCTTCAGTAAAAATTAACTGGGGTATTGAGTGTAAAACTTGGTTGGTACAAGATCGTGACATCAAAACCATCGAAAATGGTAAAGATGCGTTTCCTATAAACCCTGATATTGTAATTATAAATTATGATTTGCTTACAAATTTAAAGACAAAATTCTCACAAGAACTTGGTCATATGTGATTTTTGATGAGTGTCATTATCTAAAAAACCCAAAAACTGCTAGATCTAAAGTTGCTTTAAAAATTAGAGCAGATAGAAAAGTTGCTTTGACTGGCACACCAATACCAAACAAACCTATTGAGTTACAACCAATAGCTGGTTATTTGAGTCCAAGTGTATTTGGTAATTTCTTTAGTTACGCTTACAAATTCTGTAGCGCACATCAAATTAATATTGGTCGCAAGAAGGTTTGGAATTTTGATGGTGCAAGCAATCTTGAAGAATTACAAAAAAGATTACGATCTACCATCATGCTAAGAAGAAAAAAGAAAGATGTGTTAACTGATTTACCAGACAAAGTAAGACAGGTTATCGTGCTAGGTAGAGATCATTATGGTCAAGAGTTAGAAAAAGAATATGATACTTGGTCAGATGTAATTGCAGAAACATCATCTAATGATATACCTTTTGATAAGATGTCAGGTGTTAGGCATCAAATGGCTTTGAAGAAAGTAGATCATGTCATAGAGCATGTATCAACTATTGATCACAAAGTTGTAGTGTTTGCTCATCATAAAGATGTCATTGCTGGTATCAAAGAAGGCTTAGAAAAACACGACAAAAAAGTAGTGATCTTAACTGGTGATATGTCAACTAAAGATAGACAAGTATCAATTGACGAATTCCAAAATGGAGATGCAGATGTGTTCATAGGAAGCATACAGGCTTCTGGTGTAGGGATTACATTAACAGCTTCTAGTCATGTGGTTTTTGCAGAACTCTCATGGGTTCCAGCTGACATGAACCAAGCAGAGGATCGATGTCATCGAATTGGACAAAAGGATTCAGTATTGGTTCAACATATTGTTGTTGATGGTAGCATTGATGCTAAATTAGCTGAAACACTTGTTAGTAAGCAGAAAGTTGCTGATAAAAGTCTTGACGATCCAGAACTCGTCAATGTGATTGTTGAAGAAATATCATATGATGCTGGTGAAGTTCAGAAGCTATACAAAGGAAAAAAAGTAAAAGCATTACCAACACATGTAGTCAAAGCAATGCAAGAGTGTGTTAAATTGTTAGCAAGATACTGCGATGGTGCTAATGAAGAAGATGGAGCTGGTTTCAACAAGTTCGATGCTTCATTTGGTCACAGCGTAAATCGCATGGATAACTGGTCGATACCAATACAACATGCTGTAAAAGATATGCTCAAGAAGTACAAAAAACAAATGATAGGTGTTTGTGAGCACGAATACATGATAATTTACTCCTAACTTCCAATTACCTTAGTCTTGAAGTATGATGTATTGACTAGGGTAATTTTTTTTGTTTTATCGACAGACCTAGCTGACAAGCCAAGACGATAAAACTTATCACAAAGGAGTGATTATAATGGCAAATTCAACTTTTAGTGGACCAGTCCGATCCAAGGGCGGTTTTAAATTAATTAACGAAGCTAGTGGTACAGGTGCAATCACTGAAACAGGTTTCTCAGTAAACTCTACTGGACAGCTTATTTCTTTAGGTTGCAGAAAAATACAAACATTCGCAGTAAGTTTAGCTGGTACAAATGCAGCTACTACAACTTATACTGATGCAGATGTACTTGTTGAACTTGGACAGCTTAACGCTGATCATCCAGATGATTTAGTAACAGCTAGTAAATTTTTTATCCATAAAGTAGTAGTTGGTATAACAACAGCAGCAGCAAGTGATGCAAATTCACTAGCAAGTTTACAATTGAGTGCTACTTCTGGTACAGCTACTAATACAGCTATATCTTCTGGAACAGAAATTGTGGGAGCTGGTGTTGCATCATTCAACCCAAGAATTTCTGCTACTGATTCAGTAACAGAAGTTGATATAAATCTTGATGATACTGCTGGGAACTTTCATGTATTCGAGCCAAACATAAGTGCTGCGATTGCGAGTAACAATCTTTATATGTGCGCTGGTGATGCCTGTGATACAGCTTTAACTGCGTTCCGAGCCACTGTTGAGATCGAATACACAGTATATTAAGGGGTAAATTATGGCTAGAATAACTGGTTCAGATGTCAAAGCAGTTCATATAGCTGCTGATACCAATGCTGCTGATAATGTAAGTGTTTCCGCAGCAGAACAAGCAAATACTGATTTTACAATCGGTGGAACAGATACTTCTGGCGGTACTGCAACATTTACAGCAGCAAGAATAATTACTTGCACTACAGCTGGTACTGGAGATAATGGCAAAACTGTTACTATTACTGGTACTGATGTTAATGGCTCTGCACAAATAGAAGTTATTACTTTAACAGGTTCAGCTACTACAACCTCTGGTACTAAATTCTTTAGAACTGTCACAGCAGCAGCAGCTTCTGCACAACCAGCGGCAAATGTTTCAATCGGACATTCAGCAAGTTGTGCAGATGTGATATTCGCTGGTAGATCCAGATTCAGAGGTATTAATGCGGTTTGTAGTGGTACAGCTGGCATACTTGATTTTGTAACCACATCCCCACTTGGTTCAAGTACATTTAAACTAGGCACTGTTGCAAGCGCGACAGCAACTAGAGATATTACTATCCCAGATGAAGGTGTTCTGTTTGAATCAGGTATATTTGTTTCATACACTGTAAGCACATTTGGAACGCTTACTGTGTTTCATGCTTAGAAAACTGACTCACCAAATTTTAGACGGGTTTGGTGAGTCACTTTCTTGACTTGTGAGGTAATATGGCAACATCGAATAGTAAAAATTTCGAACCAGATGTTGGTGAGTTTATAGAAGAAGCATTCGAGAGATGTGGAATCGAGCTGCGCACAGGGTATGATCTGAAATCAGCTCAAAGAAGTTTGAATCTTATGCTTGCTGAGTGGTCGAATCGTGGTTTAAACCAATGGACTGTAGCATCAAAAAGTGTAGCGATGGTTAAACATACTGTGACTTACAATATCGATACCACTAACGCAACAGCACCCATAGATGTTTTAGATGCATTTATTCGTGAAACAACTAATAGCGTAAACAATGACATACCACTTACTAGAATAAGTAGATCTCAGTATTCTGGACTTGCTAGTAAAGGATCGACATCAAGACCTAATCAATATTTTGTTGATAAACAAAATACACCTACAATTACTGTATATCCAGCACCAGATAAATCTTCAACTTATACTTTGATAATGAATGTTTTGACAAGAATTGATGATGCTGATGCTGGAGAAAACACTATGGATATGCCATATCGGTTTTATCCATGTCTAGCTGCTGGTTTGGCTTACTACATTTCTTTAAAAAGAGCACCAGATAGAACTGGTCTTTTAAAACAACTCTATGAAGAAGAATTCCTACGTGCTATGAATACTGACGAAGAACGCGCTAGTTACAGAATTAGACCTGATTTAAGAAGTTACAATAGAGCATAATGGCTAGATACAGTAACAAAAAATCAGCTTATGGAATTTGTGACATAACTGGCTTTAGATATAATCTAGTCGATATGAAAAAAACTTGGAATGGTTTGATGGTTGGAGCAGATCAATTTGATCCCAAACATCCACAGCTTAGTCCTAGATTAGCACCAGTAGAAGAAAGACCATTACCAGATGCAAGAGTAGATACTTCAGATGATAATAACTTTTTTGTGGTATATACTAATGTTGGATTAGGTAAGCTAGGTAAACAATTAACTACTTTTGAATCGACATTCAGCGTAGGAGAGGTTTCGATAACAACATGAGTTGGACTTTAAGCACATTAAAAACAGCAATTGGTGATTATTTGGAGTCTAGCGAGACAACATTTACAAACAATTTAAATAATTTTATTAA